AAAGTTAAATCGACATCAGAGCCAACAAGCTGTGCATTGATTGGGGAGTGGCCAATAATCCTTCCAGCAAAGGCTGCACCAGCAGGTCCAGTTAAACCCTGTGGACCCTGAGGACCAGTAGGACCAAGAGGACCTTGAGGACCAGGAGCACCTGGATCACCTTTGGCACCAGTTTTTGTAACGCTGATCCATTGAGTTGAATCACCGTCGTCATACCAGGCGTAGAGAACACCTGTAGCAGTGTTAAGCCATACGTCTCCACTTTGAATAGGTTTGCCATCCGGCCTATTGGACGGCGGCACAGTGGAGAGGAGTGTCTTGTAATTACCTTCAGGTCCAGTCGGTCCCATCGGACCAGTCATGGCAAGGTTCACCCATGCCTTAGCTTGATCATCCCAGTAGTTAAGTTCCAACCGACCATCATCAACCCACATCTTGCCAGGTTGACGGATCTCAGTTACAGGAACACTAGGAGGTTTAGCATCCTGAACAAAGGGATCTAGACGCTCACTGATTGCACCAGTGGTTGCAATACGATTATCATCAAGAGGCCAACGACCTTCTTTCTGATCCTTTACTTTAATTGTATCTGTACCCTTATTCCAGTAGTTATCACTCAGATACTTATAGAGTGATCCTGGAATATAGCACCGACCTTCCTCAATAGCTAAACGTAGCTGATCGAAGTTGTCGTTCAGATCTTGTGCCCTGATTGCTGAGCCTGGATAGAAGGTAGATTCCATCTCATCCAAGTCCGTAGACCTAGAGATCTTCACATTGAAAATCTCAGGATCTAAGGGACCAACAATCGGAGGGGGGACTGGGGGAGCGGTTGTAAATTCAATTGTAGTAGCGTTGGCAAACTTCCAGTCAGTTGCTGCTACGCTCTTGTAGTCTTTAGTTGTATCGTCCCACAAGTACACATCCACATCTTCTGGATGCATGTATGTAAAGGGGAACGTGAATAGCTTTGTTGTGCCGTCACCCTTATAGGTGATCTGTACGCGATCACATACGGTCATTACTTGTTCTGCAATTGTAAGATAGGAGCGTAATTACTGCCCTTCTGTAGTCGCTTAACCTGTGCTGCCTTCAGCTCTTCCATACGGATGTCAGGTACTTCCTGAGCAAGCTGACGCTTAGCGTGGTTAACGGATTGGGTTAGCAGTCTACGTAGAACAATGTGGGTGTACGAGTTACTTAGGTCTGCTGTGTCGCTAGTAATACCAGCACGTCTGGCATTACGAATGTTCTCTAGGTCTTGTTGAACACGTTTATCTTTCATCAACGCTGCTACTCCTTCACGGAAGTAACCAGACTCACCCATGATCTGAGCAAGACGGGAACGTTGGAAGACATCATATGTGGCTCCTTTCAAGGAAGACTTCAGTGAAGGCTGTACATCAAACTCCGTATCAATCAGGAACTGCTTAACAGGAGATGGGTTAGCACTCGTCTTAAAGGGAAGGAGGTTATTGAAGACATTAGTCAACGGATCTTCTCTACCAACAATGGTGCCATCAATGAAGTCATACTTATGAGGCAGTGGCTTACCAAGACCAACTTGATCCAGGATTGCCCACTTATTACGAAGCATGGTTTGTAGGTCACTATCAACCTCACGTAGACCAGGATTCATAATCCGTGCCATCTGGTTAAAGAGACCAACACTGGCAGTATTAGATGCCCACCGAGAGATAGCAGCAGGTTGACCACTGAGAAGTTCAGTCAATGGTTGGAGACCTTGCATGAATGACTTATTAGTCAGGTTCATGGATAAGGCATAACCAAGTTTCTGAAGAAGGTTCTCACTGTTGGTAGAACCAAGTGTGTCATGGTTCTCCAGAATGTCCGCTGCAAGCGCCATGAAGGTGGCTATAGGTTCAATGCCGTCATAACTACGCCACTTACCATCAGCGCCCTTCCAGGACCTCAGAGGCTTCTCTCCTGCATTCTGTTGGAACTTAGTAACTTGCTTATCATAGTTACCATTACCAGTCAGATTACCTTGAGCAAACATCCATCCTGCACCAGTCAAGATAGCGGTACCCATAGCAACACGACCTTGTACCTCAGCCTTATATGCATTCCAGTTAGCTTCCGTATAGGTTAGACCTTTGGTAGCCATGTACTGTGCAATCTCATCTGCCTCTTTAAGGGTACCGATCTTGCGGAACTCACCCATGAAGACAGAAAGAGGAGAGTGTTTATGTGTAAATTCCAAGACGTTCATAGAAGTCTTGGGGAACATAATCACAGTCTTCAACAGAGGTGCATTAGCAATCATGTCATTAAGCTTGGAAGACAATGGTGTATCCAAGTTCATTGCAATCTCACCAGAAGCATACTTAACTGCTTCATCAGTCACCATGCCATCAGCATCAAACATCTTTCTGTAGATGTCATCAGCAGCCTTCTGGACAGCATCACCAGTAATAGGCTTACCAGCTTGCAGTAGTTCATCGTATGCCCTACCACGAGCCTCTCCCATAGCAATGGTGGACTTCACAAAAGCATCACCACTCTCCATGAAGTTCATCGAATAACGGACACCAGGCCAGTTATTGATCTTCTCCATCATGTCTACAAAGTTCACCTTCATCATTGCTGAGTAGTGGCCTTTGGCAGCTTCTGCCTCAGCAAACTCTCTAGCAAGTTGGAGTTGTTCTTTGTTGGTCGTAATGAAATCAGTCCTAGTCTGCATGGACTTAGGATCAGCAGATACCTTACGGAAGACCTGACCCATATAATCCATCGATGCTCTGACAGTCGTATCCATATGAGTGGCATACTGCACCCAGGCACGATGTAAGGTCTGACCATCACCTCTCAATGCAGCACCAAGCATCACATTGGCAGGCTTCATCAGCAGCAATGCAAAGTTGTTTGCCATAGCCTTGACAGGTGTCATCAGGCTAGAGAGCTTCAGGTTATAGAACGTACTAAAGAGACCCTGTACAACTTGACTGGGGATCTGTGGTTCACCATCGATGAATGCCTTATTCACAACACCCAACACATTCTCCATGTATTTGTTGAGTTTGTGGATGGAGTTCACATCACCGTTAGTTAGTTCATAAGCCCTCATCAAAGGCTTAACAAACTCAGGATTAGCTTTATTGATATTGAGGATAGTATCGACAAAGGCAGCATGACCTTCAGCCTTAGAACGAATCCTAGTGGTGAAGTCAATCTTTGCCTTATCAGCAAACTTCTTCAGAGACTTATTGTCTCCTGCCTTAGCCATCTCACTGTAGATCTTCTGGTTCTGTAGAGCCCAGCCTGCAATAGACTTGTTCATCTCTACTTCATACCAGAGAGCTTCCATCTTCTCCATGATGCTCTCTTGGATCTCAGTGACATCAATGTCGTCACCCATCACACGAGCAGCTGTAGCTTCATCAGAGATACGCCCAGCAATCGAGGCTTGGTAGTAGGCAGAAGCACGAGCAGTATCCATATTCAGATACAAGCTCTTCAGTTCTTTCAGTGACTTCTCAGCTGCTACCCGTGCTTCATCAGTGATGTAACGTACACGGGTATCAGGACCAACAGTCTTAATATCACGTAGATCAAAACCATCAAAGAGACGGTGGAGATCTTTACCAGTCATACGAGGATCAAGGATCGTTGCTGCAAGTAGATCACCTGCACCAAGGATTTCCTTGTTAGTCATCATCCGACCATTAGGTAGCTTAGCTTCAAAGTTACCTAGTGCCTTGATTCGATCATCAAGAACCTTGACAAGTTTCCGTGATTCGATGTCATCAAAGCCCATCCCACGCAAGGCAGGATTGGTGAAGAACTCAGACATACGACCATCGACTGTACCCTCATTAGCCATGATGCGAGCATTGTCTACCATCATCTGGGGTACACCATCAGGGCGTACTACCTTAGGCAGAGACTCAGATTCATCAGCTACTTGGGTATGGATGCGAGCGTTGAAGTCATTGACAGCATTGATGTCACCACCGTACTTCGTGCTAAGTTCAACTACAGCACCTTCATCAAGACCCTTCTGAGCATAGTCAGCATCTTTAAGGATGCGGTCAATCATCGGGTGCTCAGACTTAGGTACAGGAGACTTGTTAGTGATCTCCTGGAATCCTTTCTTAGCAACATCATCTTTAGGAATAAACTCCACACCAGGAGCTAGTCCCTTAGTAGAACGTGCCCAGGCAACTCCACCTTCAATGATGGAACCTAGGAGACCAAGACCTGCACCCTCAAGGATGTTCTTCTTCTTTTTAACATCAGGACTATCTGTATCCAGAGTAGCCCAGTCATCAGGAATGAAACCCATCGAATCACCCAAGCTATCCTTGAGTGTACGGATTAGGTTGTCTCCTTCAGTATTGCGGTTGATAACATCAACAGCTGTACCAGCTGCCATGTCAACACCAAGACTACCAATCAGGTTGACTGCCTTAGAGGCATGACTCATACCTGCAAGTTTAGTAAGCCCGACAATACCAGACTTAGTAAGAGATCCAAGACCAATGGTAGGACCTACAAAGGAGACAATAGAACGGAGTGCTTTACCCCATGGTGTCTTATTTTGAGGACCCCAATCATCAGGGATAAACTCCCAGTCCTGACCAGCAAGGTTACCGACAGCTTCTACAGTGTCATCAGCAAAGTCCATAAGACCACCGACAACAGCAGTAGGTACCTCTACAGCATTACGAAGGTTATTACCAACGTTGCCAATAGCGAACATATCGTTCTGCCCTTGCTGCATCTGCTGTTGGGCAGCTTGCTCTTGTTGCTGAGCCTGAGCTTCCATCTCTTGGATAGCCAGGTCTTCTTGTTGTTGTCGCTTACGCTCATCTTCCAGAGCTTGGCTCTCTTGGAGCTGTTTATTCAACGCATACTCATCAACTGCTTGAGGAGTCTGTGTGTACATTTGAGGGGTTGGATCGTAATCCATTACGCACGTCTACCGTGTAAGAATGTGTATTTCTGCCCATTAGGCAATTGAATGGTTACCTTATCTCCGTGCTCAGTCTTGACTGAACCAACGAGTTTGGCACCACCTTTGAGATATACTTTGGAACCACTGGCTGTACGGTAGTCAATACCGTGTGAACCACGTGCTCTGTGTTCTGCTTGTCCGTCTGATGTACCAACACGGCTGAGGGGTACACGACCATACTCAGGGTCATCTACGACCACATACTTATCAAGTGCTGTGGGTGAGAAGTTACCACCATCTGCTCTCTTCACATCAAGGTGAGGACCAGTAGAGGTAGGACCGATGTTGCCAGTTACATAGGCAAGACGAGGGTTCAGTAGAGCAGGACTAGACCAGGGATTACCAGTAGGATTAAAGCCATACTTAGCAGCAGCTTTCATCACCTTGGGGTGATAGGCACGGTTCTCTGCAGACTGACGAATCAAACCAGGACCACTGTTGTAGGCATAGATTGCTTCATCCATACTGCCCAGTTGCTGTCGTAATTCAGACAGGTACTTAGCGGCATACATGATGGAAGCATTAGCATTAGTCGGATCCACAGTGGGGTGCCACTTAGGAACGATCTGTGCAATACCTACAGCACCTGCTTTGTTAGCAGATTGATGGTTAGTGAAGTTAGATTCAGTCTCGATAACACCAGCCAAGATGGCAGGGTCTATACCGTACTTCTGTGCTGCTTGGAGGACTACATTACCGTAACCACGAGGGATACGATTAGGGTCGAAGTTACCAGTACTAGCATAGGCTCTGGCAACACGGTTATAGGAAGGCTTATAGCTCAGCAGACGAGTCATAGCAGGGGTCATACCCTGAGTGACTTGTTGGAACCTAGGGTTAACAGGTAGTTGTCCTAGACCTTGTGCTGCAGCTTGACGGTTCAGTACTTCCCAAGGGGAGACAGTACCACCAAAGAGATCAGAGATGTACTGAGCAATAGGGGGGACTTGATAACCAGGGTTATTGACATTCTTGATAGCATCTTCCAGGGTTGCTTTAGGGATCAAAGCATTACGATCCAAGGCAGCTACCTTATTGGTCTTCACAGCTTGAGCAATAGCCTTGGTGTGAGCAGACCAGGAAGAGGCAGTAGCTGTAGGGATAACACCAGGGAAGCTTTGATTTCTAGCATCAAACCTGAACTTACCTACACCTTGTTCTCCTTTAAGGATCTCTTGGTTAACCTTAGCGTAGGCAGCTTGAGCAGCTTCAGAAGCAGAAGCACCACCTTTAATAGCATCCATGAAGTAACGATTGAAGTCGCTCTTAGCGGCTGCTGTAGCAAGCTCTAAGCCCGCTGCACTAGGCTCTAGGCCCTGCTGCTTAGCTACACGCTTAAGGCCCTCTTCTAGCTCCTTCTCGTAGGCTTTGAACTCAGGTGCTTCTTTACGTGCCTTCTCTTGTTGTTGTGCCTTAGCGAGGTAAGAGTCACGAACACTGGAGGGAACACTAGGATCATTCAGTTCAGCAACAGTAAGCCGTCCTGCTCGATCCATCTTATCGAAGTAGTCTTTATAGTAAGAAGCAGCTTCAGCATCAGTAGACCTAGCAGTCCAACGCTCAAGACGTGGATCGATGTAACCGAAGTCATCATCCATCTTACGCTTGAACTCTTCGATCTGGTCAGCACTGGGAGGGTTCTGTTCCCACTCCTCAATAACCTGATCAGCCCAACGCTTACCTTCAAGTGCTAGTTCAGCCTTATCTGTTTCATAGTCTTGGTTCTCCTGACGGATCATCTCACGACGGAGTTGTGCCATCTGGAGAGGATACTTATCCATCCAAGTGGTCTTACCATCCCATGAGGTTTGACCTGCCATTGCATCGAAGGTATCGATGTCAGGTGCCATCTTGAAGATTGCATCCCGAGCAGAAGTCCTGGTGAACTTACCAGACCTAACCAGAAGATCCATTGCCTTCTGTGTATTACCTACAGGGTCAGCACCAAGTACTTCCTGTGCTTCAGCAATGTAGCCATCCTGTACACGAGCAGTCTCTGCTTGTCTCCAACGATTCAGCTGAACACTGTCAGCTTCACGCATACCAGGGAAGGCATACTTATTAAGGAGTGCAGGGTTGATACCAAGCATCCCAGTTTGACTGAAGAACTCCTGTCGCTTCTGTGCAAGGATTGCAGCCTTCTCAGCTACAGGCATCTCAGGGTCAATCTGTGATTCTACTTGTGCAAGGAAGTTGGCATAAGCAGCAGGTGCCTTAGCAGCAATACCTTGGGCATAGCCATAGGCTTTCCAACCACTCAGTTCACGGAGCTTATGGACACCAAGGAAGTCTTGACCTGATGCCTGTGCAGCATCACCAATCTTCTGGATACCATCATCTGTGGTCTTCAGGTGATCCTCAGCAATGTCAAATGCCATCTGCTCTGCAGGATCGATCCCATCCATATAGGCCAGGGAGAGACCTTCCTGCATGTCTCGTTCGTTCTTACGCTCAGTCTCTTGTACTAAGAGATCCGAAGCAGTCTTACTAAAAGCAGCTAGGGACTTAAGATTCTCTACACCGTACTGTCTTTCAATAGCAGCGTTGGTATCAGCTACTCGTTCGTAGCGATCCATCTGGCGTAGGTTGAACTGGTTAGCAGCTATAAGTCCCTGCTGCTGTCGATTCAGTTCATTAGTTAGAGCAGGGATAGCTGAACCGTTGTCAACTGGAGCAAAGCCTTTAGCTTTAGCTGATCCCTGATATTGAGCTTGATTCATCTTCCACCAATACCGAAGGTGTTATTACTCCAACCAAAGTTGAGTGGAGTACTAAAGGCATTCTTGAACATGGGGGTATTCATTGCCTGTCCATCCCAAAGATTACCATTAATGGCAAAGCCGTTGTAACCGTTGGGATTTGTTTTATTGAACATGTTGTTATCGTATGCCTTCGGTGCCTTCATGCTTGCATAAGTACCAAAGCCACTGAGAGCAGCTTGTCCAAGACCCATCCATAGACCAGAGCTACCAGGATTCCTAGGAGCTTGGTTAAGCATTGGAGCAACAGGTGCAGTCGTAGGTTGTGGAGCAAACTGAACTTGTCTCCATGCCCTCATGTTTGCTGCATCATGTTCCCTACTGGTGTCGTAATTAGACCGAATCATCTGGTTCCTAGCACTGGTAAGGTTCTGTGCAATAAGTGCATTACTCCTACCAAAGGCTCCAAGTATTGCTGTATCTGCTCTACCAACAGAACGTCCAGAGACACCCCTAGCAGCGTTACTACCACGAGCTCCAAGCATCTGTGCTAGTTGATCTTGTTGAGCAAAGGCAGCTGATGCATACGCTTCATTCAATCGAATCTGTTCTGATTCATATGCTCGTTGAGCAGCACCATAGTTTTCATCTAAGGTCTGAGCGTACTCAGCTTTCTTAGCATTCCATATAGTAAGTTGATTAGACCAATCCCTGTCTCGTTCTTTAAGGGTATAGTCCCATTCTCTTGCTACTTGTCTGTTTGACCTTTTGGTAGCATCAAGTTGATCTTGATAGGCAGCTTGTTGTTGTGAATGCTGTCCAACAGCACCCAATGCTCCGCTAGCAAATGTTGCTACTCCTGCGGTTACTGGATCGCACACGGCAAAACTCTATAAAGGGTAAGTTATTAGGTCCATGGGGTAGCTCTCTCAGGAACTTAAAGCCCAGGAATTTAAGAAGTTTGAAGTGAACAGTATTTCGTTTATCTAGAATGTTCCAGAGAAGTGGTTCCTCTCTGCTCTCAATAAACCTCTTAGCTTCCCTAGCAAAGGTCATGGGGAAGTCTTCAATAGCGGGGGTACATATCATCCAGATAGCACCGTTGGGGTAGACACCAGCCAGTCCGGCAATCCTGCCGTCTGGTACGCGGAAGTAGACCGAGGAGGACTCAGAAGCCCCTTGAAGGAGGGCTTCCATGGGATCATGCCCGTGGCCCTCTTCGATCTCTCTGCGGTCATCTGGACGTAGATTAGAGGCCACCTCAATGGCAGCCTCTTTAGTACAAGGGTAGATGTATTTAGACACGCTGATATGATTTGGTGGATAACTTTCCTTCCCATTCCATACTCAGTAGAGCTGCTGGTGTAGGGTGAGAGCTGGTAAGAATCAGGTTCAAGTTGAGGTTCTTCTCATATGCTGGGATGGTCTGGAAGACAGTCGGCAGTACCTCATGGGTGTTAGCTTGATATATGTCTCCAGGGCTCATCTCCCATTGATAGATATGATCAGGTTTGCTAGGTGCTGAAGCAGTCATCGTGAATAGACCAATGTCAGCAAGCTGCATCTTGATTCGATGAACAGTGAGGTAAGAGCGGGTGTCACTAATGACCCTTTGTCCTTCCTCCTTTGACATGAAGATGGTTGGGAACTCAACCTTCATCTCAAAAGGATAACCAACAACCAGATCTGTTTGACTCCAGTCACCTTTTATGGTGATTAGTGTGGAGCTAGTGCTAGTGAACTGCTGAGTAACACCAACAGGCTTAGCTGCTCTACCTTGGAATGGCCCTTGCTCAGCAACGAAGACTTCGATGTCTGAACCATAATGCCATGGAACCGTAAAGGTTGTAACATTAGCAGCCTTATTGAATCTAAGATCAGCTCTCTTAACAACAGCTCTCAGGTCAAGACGAGGTGCATAGGAGACAAAGGTATCCCGTACCACATAGTCCTCACTGGTAATACTGAGAGGTTGCTTTGCAATGAAGACCTCATTGACTGCCTGAATGACAGTGTAATAAATGTCCTTATCAATGGTGTGGTGGATCAGTTCACCAGGAAGGGTCCACTTAAACCAGGAAGACAACAGTCGCTCTTGTCCGTTGTTGAAGTAACGGAAGAGGTTAACCTCCTGAGCACCACGCTTACCAAAGCCAAGGAGGGTTGACTCTCTACTCTCTGCTAGTTCATCAATATCAGCAGGCAGAAGCTCTGAGACAATCTTACTCTGCTCTAAGATCTCAGGCATTGCAGTATCTGAGATGTTAGCCATTTCAAAGAACCTGGAGTATTGACCAGATCTACTGGTGAATCCAAGGGTCGTACCCATGTTCACCACAGGTAGGTACTCGTTGTAGTCAAAGGTAGATAGGGTCTCTAGCTTGGCAGTGTTAGGCGTCAGGAGATCTTGGGATGTACCAAAGAAGAATTGCTTATCACGACTGAATAGGATCAGTCCAATCTTTGTACCAACTGCATCATGTAGCTCACACGGAGCAGTAGAGGTAGCAGCTAGGTCAATTGGATCAGAGTCAGAGATACCAATAGCAGACTGAGAGAAGAAGTTGAAGAAGTCACCAGGTCTACTGAGGATGATGTTCTCATCACTTAATGCACCAAGCCTGTTGCGATAGAAGAATAGCTTGTTAATGTTCTTATCGACAAAGCTGGGTTGTGGGTTAGTCTTCTCATCTCCTACTTCACGTAGGTCCCAATCAACAGGTTGGAATAGGAACGTACCATCAGCCTGTCTAACAAGCTGGTGTGGCATGGTCTGGTAATCGATGTTAATAGGAATGCCAGGTTTAACTGTCTCTTCCCATGCACCAGCACCATCAGTACCAGGAGTTTGACCAGTGAACTTCACATAGTAATCATCTTCTAGTTCACCAGTGTTATACACCTTGACGACATAACCATCCTTACATTGTGCAGGTAGCTTATCAACAGTGTTGATCTTATCTGTGAAGGCGTAGATGGTGTCATCAGTACGACCACCATTACCGTAGATAGCAAAAGGTTCAGGACCTTTGATGTAAAGACCAGGACCAATAACCTTAGCTTCCCATCCTGTAACCTTTTCGATCTCTGTCTTGAAGTGCAGCAGGATGTCTGCGTATTTGATAGCACCTGATGTCTGATCTTTGACAGTGAGGAAGGGAGTGGTAGGGATCAGCTTGGTATAGGTCAGTGACTTACCAACACTATTAACACGAACGGTATAGTTCTCTCCACTCATGTTGACAGTGACGGTATCACCTACCTCCCAGCCTTCACCACCATTATTGAGAATGACTTGGGTAGAGTAGTTACACTTAGCGTTAGCATACTCCTCACCATTAGGATCATAGTATGTAGGCTGACCAGTAGTCAGCAGAGAGAAGGCTAGGTTAACCTTACCGCTACCAGCAGGACCATTCACTGTGAAGGATTGATACCCTTGCTTACCACAACTACCATCGTTGTGACCCATAGGAGGAGCACTGGTAGACAGTGAAGTAGCACCAGTCACTTCCTTATCCTGTACAGCATCAGGTGCTGTGATGATGATGTCGTACTGGCTGTTGTACTCAGCTACCTTGATCAACACGAACGCTTCATGTGGTCGTTCATTAGCTGTCGTACCACCCATCTTGACGGTACGGATCTTATTAGTTAGGAAGGTATAGTCATTAACAGTGAGGACATCAATCTGTTTAGGACCAGCATCCTTCAGATAGGTAGCTTCAGTAGCAGCATCTTTACCCTCAGGGTCAGCTGCATAAGCAACAGTCTTTTCCTCTCCGTCAATCAAAGACCACACACGGATCTTACCTTCGTGGTGTCGTACTAGATACTTTTCACGGTCATCACGGAAGATCGTGAACCACTTACCATCCTTAGTAACGTCTTCGATCTTCTTAATGATCTCAGAACCAGGACGCTTCAGTAGACCGTAGGTAATGTCAGGTAATCCATTCACCAGATTCCTTACCTGACCAGGACGCTTCAGGTGATCAGGTTGGTAAGAGATACCGTGTACATATGAGGTGATCTTCTGCGTGATGTTTGCCATTAGCGTTGCAGTGCTTGATAGGGTCTGTAGTTATTACCCCTGGTACCACGTGGATAACCGAGGAAGTTGTAGTCACCTTGATTGCACTCATACTCCAGGACAGCAGCACGAGTCATGCCTTCCTGTTCAAGCAGAATTTTGTACAAGTCAGGGTCTGCAGTCAGCTTTGTAGCGACAAGACGTGCAGCTCGATAGGTGATGTATTGCTTAAAGGGGTGGGGGAGATCTTCGTAGCCAAACTTCCACACCACATCAGCATGGAGGGTACGTTCAAACTTGTAAGAATGTCCGATCTTATCGTACAATTTGCCAGATCGTTTGATCACATCCACATAGGCTGGCTCACAATCTGAGAGGTCAAACTGCAAGACGTTCTCTGGATAGAGGATCTCCTTATTGTTATTCGGTACCAACGGGTAATGGTTCTCAGTGTTGAATACCCAACCCTCAGATTGGACTTGGTTAGATACCTCGTTCAAGGTTCTAGCTACCAGAGCAATCTCTGGGTTCTCATAATCCAAGGCGGTAACTGGGGACTGACCGATGCACCCCAGAATTGAGTTAACGCTGGAGAGTTCTGTCTCAGTATCAAAGGTCGTGGGGAACATAGTTAGTAATGAGAATCATTCTCAATAAATATAAATAAAAAAAGGGACCCCCGAAGGAGTCCCCAGATGTGTTACGGAATGAGAGGGATATTACATTCCGTGCCAGGATATGCAACACGCATACCCTTGGTTTCCGACTTCACAGTAGAAGCAGCAACAGCGGTACCACCGTAAGCCTTGCGGGTGCGAGCAACCGAAACACGAACAGTAGGATCGCCACACACGCCAGCACCGTAAGACGGAGTAGAAACGTTAGCAGCCATAGTAGACCTCAGTAGTTAGCAGAACGAGGATCGTAGGTCTCGCTCTTGATTGAATAAGCAGCCAACCCAGCATCGGTATTACGACGAGGGAAGGTCACCTCTTTGACAGTGTGTCCAGCCACAGTAGGCAGGACAGCGGTAGCAGCAGGGGTAGTACCCGTGCCAGCTCCAGTACCACCAGCAGCCATCAGGATTACCTCCTATCAGGCAGACTGCAGCTCAATAGCAGCAGCAGGGTTCAGGGTGCCAGCGCCCATAGCGAGACGACCAACGATCACGTCGCCCTGATACAGGACAGACACGTCACCAGAGGTGGTCTGAACTTGAGGACCGATAGCTTCAACAACACCAGCAGCATCCTTCTGATAGATGAGACCAGCGTGGTTGGTGAAGTCACCAGAGTAGTCGTTGTTCTCACCGTCCACACGGGCAATGTTGCCAGCCTGGAAGGGGAGGTTGTTGGAACGACGGATGCTGATACCAGCGATCTCATAGAGACCTTCGCCGCTGTTCAGGTTACCCTGGTTGTTACCGAAGTCACGGTTCAGGATAT